AGAAAAAGATCTTTATAAATTGTTTGGAAGATACTATTGGGACAATATCCCAAAGTTTTCTGTCAAATTCCTAGGCAGAGAAAATAATGACCTAAAATACGAATTGAGTAAAATATAATGGAACCAGTATTCCCAGATGTAAAAGAATTTAGATGTGAGGATTTATATTTACTTACAGTAGGGACAGAAGCAGGTAGAGAGATTTGGGATACCTGCCATGAAATTGCACACATGCTAATTAAGAAAAATATTGCCTACGGCAATTCAGCCCTTGATCCTGTGCGTATATTTTCCAAGGCGGGACCTAGAGAGCAACTCCATGTCCGTATTGATGATAAATTAAATAGATTAATGAAGGGTACAGAATATCCAGGAGATAATGATATAGACGATTTAATTGGGTACCTAGTTCTATTAAAAATAGCTAAGTCCCAATCCTAGTCAACCAAGATATGGTATAATAAATTTATATGGAAATGGAATTAGCTGATCATTTTGATCGCATGAATAGAGTTGTCTCGGAGCTTCTTAAGGGGAACAATCCGTCCCAGATTGCCGCTATAACGGGATTTAAGAGGGCAGAGGTTGTAGAGTATATAGACGAGTGGAAAGAGGTCGTCAGAAACGATTCTACGGCTCGTGATAGGGCAAAGGAAGCCATCTCTGGAGCTGACCAACACTATGCTCTGTTGATAAAAGAGGCTTGGAAGACCGTAGAGGATGCGGACGGAGCAGGTCAATTAAATGTAAAGGCTACTGCTCTTAAGTTAATTGCAGACATTGAAGGTAAAAGAATTGGAATGCTTCAAGAGGTGGGGCTTCTAGATAATGCTGAACTGTCCTCACAGATGGCAGAAACAGAAAGAAAGCAAGACATACTTGTTAAAATTTTGAAGGAAGTGACTGCAACCTGTCCTAAATGTAAGATGGATGTTGCTAAACGCTTGTCACAAATAACAGGTATTGTTGAGCCAGTAGTGATACATGACGAGCAAGAAGCCTTGTAGGCATGTATATGAATATGTTTATTCTGATATCTGTCCAGATTGCGGAAGAGATACGCATGAGCCAAATAGAGAATTAGAAAGCAAATTGTTTAAAGAGTATTATGAAAGTGAACAACCACTTGCATACAAGTGCCCAGTAGAGGGCGGAACAATTAGAGGATGGTGGTCAATATAGTGGAATTAAATTTTAATGACCTCATCGATATATTAGACGGAGAGGAATTTGATGAAAGACCAGTCGACCTACCAACATTCGTTACCAGTCCAGACTACCTTGGACTCCCTCCATTATCGGAGTACCAATATACACTCGTTGAGAAGAGCAGCCAGATATACAAAGAATCAACCCTTATCAAGCTCTTCGGAGAAGCAGAAGGAACAAGAAGGTTTAAGCAAACCTGCAATGAAGTAATTGCACAATTAGGTAAGGGTAGCGGTAAAGACTACTGCTCCACCATCTCAGTGTCATATATAGTTTATTTACTATTATGCCTTAAGGATCCTGCTACATATTATGGTAAACCCCCTGGAGATACTATAGATATTCTTAATATTGCTGTTAACGCACAGCAGGCCAACAACGTTTTCTTTAAGGGATTAAAGACTAGAGTAGAGCGTTCTCCGTGGTTTATTGGTAAGTATGATCCAAAAGCTGCCGAGATAAGGTTTAATAAAAATGTAAACGTATATTCAGGACACTCTGAACGTGAGGCATTTGAAGGTTATAACGTTATAGCCGTAATCCTTGACGAAATTTCTGGCTTTGCCACAGAAAATACAACTGGTCATGATCAAGCTAAGACGGCTGATGCTATCTATGATATGTATCGTGGATCCGTTGTTTCTCGTTTCCCAGACTATGGTAAGGTTATTCTTCTTTCATTCCCCCGTTTCAAGAATGATCCCATTCAAAAGTTCTATGATTCTGTGGTTGCAGAGAAAGAAACTATTATTAGATCAAAGACAATGAAGATGGATGACGATCTTCCAGACGGGACGGAAGGAAATGAAGTCACGGTTGAATGGGAAGAAGACCATATCATTTCATATACGATACCTAAAGTGTTTGCATTAAAGAGACCAACATGGGAAATAAATCCAACAAAGAGTCTAGAAAATTTTAAAGTAGAATTTTATAAAAATATGCCAGATGCTTTAGGTCGATTTGCCTGCATGCCACCAGAAGCAATAGACGCATTTTTTAAATCTAGGGAAAAGGTAGAAAAAGCATTTAGGAATACTGCTAAAGCAGTAGATCAATTTGGAAGATTTGAGGAATGGTTCTTGCCAGACCCAGACAAAGAATATTTTATGCATGTAGACTTGGCACAAAAGCATGATCATTGTGCCGTGTCGTTAGCTCATATTCAAAAGTGGGTTAATGTTAGAGTCACCGATACCTACTCTCAGCCAGCTCCAATCGTAGAGGTTGATGCGGTTAGATTCTGGACTCCCACTGCTGAGAAGTCTGTTGACTTTACAGAAGTTAGAGATTACATTTTATCTGTTAGGTCTAGAGGGTTTAAAATTAAAGTTTGTACTTTTGATAGGTGGAATTCTCACGACATGATGCAGCAATTAAAACAATATGGAATAGATACAGAGACTTTGTCTGTGGCTAAAAAACATTATGATGATATGGCTATGGTCGTATTAGAAGAAAGACTAGTTGGGCCTTACATACCATTACTTATAGACGAATTGTTACAGTTAAAAATTATGAGAGATAAGGTAGACCACCCTAGAAAAGGCTCTAAAGATTTGGCGGATGCGGTGTGTGGATCGATATTTAATGCAATTAGCAGAAGTAGATTTAACACATCACAAGAAATAGATATACATACTTATGAATCAGCAAGTTATGACGACGACTTTGCTAGAGAAAATGGTGAGGAGCAAATAAATGTAATACGTGCACCTCATATGCCAGAAGACTTGAGAGAAGCAATGAACAGGATGATGATAATATGAGCATATACCAAGAAAGAGCAAAAGAATGTAAGTGCTGTGGCAAGCATGTCCCGCTGCCGACAACGCTTAAAGAATACAATGGCATTACTCTGTGCCCCACAACATTTTCAAATGTCGTTGAATATAAAAGAATATGGAAGAGTCTAGGGTCTAGGCCAGGCGGGAACGTTAGAAAACATTTCTCAGATTATGTTCAACAAATTGTCGAAAACAGTATTGACAAAAATGATGATGGAATAATACAATAGAGCATATGGAAGAAGAAGACAGAATGGCATACTACCTAGAAATAGGAGCTATTGAGCTTGTCGGAATGGATGAGCAGGGCGAATTCATTTTTAAAATTACAGATAAAGCAGAACAAATAGCACCAGAACTATGGGAAGCTCATCATGAATATGTGGACAAATCTCTTCTGGATCTATTTGATCGAGGCCTAATTAATGTCCATTATGATGATAACTTAGATGCCTATATAGAAATGTCAGAAGAAGGTAAGATTGCAGCAAAAGAAATGGGATTAATAGAATCAGATTTAGAAGATAGGGATATACCCAATGACTAGTTTAGAAAGGAGGATAATATGAAAAAATTGTATAATAAGTTTATTGTATGGCTATTCATGACAGGCAGTAAACCAGATGCAATAGACAGAGACAATGATGGGTTGGTTCAAGAAGGAACACCATACGAGAGAAAGGTAACTACAGTGGCAACACCAAAGAAGAAGGCTCCAGCCAAAAAGGCTCCAGCTAAAAAAGCTCCAGTAAAGAAAACAGTTAAGAAGACAACAAAAAAGAAGTAAATACTGCGAGACAAATAGTCTCAAAGTCTAGGCGTTAGGGAAACAAATTAAAAAAGTAATTAAGTTCTTTGCATCAGCAGAAGATTATTATCTTGTCGAAGAGCCTCCAGTGCCATCAAAGAAAAAGATTCCTGACTGGTTTAAAAAGATCCCAGCAGAAGATAAAACTTTTGGCGGAGACCCAAGAGATAGTGCTACTGTAAAGAAGTGTATTCCTTTTTTAGACTCCCTAACGTCTGGCTATATGGTTTGTGTGCCACAAGATATTGCAATAGCAAAAACACCAGATGGCGGGACAAAAGCATACTGGGGACATACTCCTCCAGGACAAGATCTTTTATTTGATTTGGATAGACCATCACACAGAACACAGGGAATGCCTGTTCCCGCAGGATACAATAATTATGTTTGGAGAATGATAACTTATCCAAGAATAGAAACTCCGCATGGATACAGCATTCTTGTAACACATCCATTTAATAGATATGATTTACCATTCTTAACTATGACTGGAATTATAGATACAGATATGGTTCATACAAGACTTGGATTAAACATGTGGCTGAGAGATGATTTTGAAGGAATCATAGAAAAGGGAACCCCAGTAGCACAAATACTCCCATTTAAAAGAGAAGCATGGCAGCATGAAAGCTTGCCACCTTTTGACAGGAAAAGAGAGCTGCAGGAAAATTTTAAGATTAGGTCTGTTTTGAATAGGTCCTATATGCGTAATTTTTGGCAAAAAAAGACATACGACTAATATGGTATAATATATATGAGTCGCCATAAGGGGCTCATATATTAATTTATTCGCTTAATAGGAGGAATAAAATGGTAACACATTTTACTTTGGATCTTTTTAATGATCCGTTTTTTATCGGGTTTAACAGAGAGTTAGACCGTTTTTCTAATATCCATCGTGAGGCAACTCATCAATCATATCCGCCATATAATTTGGTAAAGATCGATGAGGATACTTACAAATTGTCTTTAGCTATTGCTGGATTCAGCAAGAGCGAAGTCGAGGTTTCTGTGGATAATGGAAGCTTAGTAATCAAGGGTGAGAAAACCGAACAGGCTTCTGAAGAAGTTCTGCATAAGGGTATCGCAACCAGAAAATTCACACGCACCTTTGCTCTTGGAGAGTATATGGAGGTAGATCGTGCTGAAATGGCAGACGGCATTCTTAATGTCTTTGTGGAAAGAAACATTCCCGAAGAGAAGAAGCCAAAGACAATCAAAATCAAGTAAGGTATAATAGTGGCCTGGGCATCGCAGCCTAGGATCCGCCTGAGCATGCGGCTAAACTGCTCTTTAAATTTTAGGAGATATGATGCCAGTATATGAATACAAGTGTATTTTATGTGAACACACTAAAGAGGTGAACAAGCCTATTAGCGAAGCAACAATGGTGGAGCTTTGCGATAAATGTGGTGCGGCAATGATAAAACAATACGGTTCATTTGGTATTCAGTTTAAAGGTACAGGCTTCTACAAAACAGATAACGCTAAGTAATTCAATGTTATAATTAACTAGACAAACATTTTGTTTGTTTAGGAGCTGTAGTTGACT